TCAGCAACAGGTTTCCACTCCTCCCTACTTATCTCATTCTCAAGAACCCAATAAGCGTGGACACCCCTGCCGGAATTTACTAGCGTCGGTTTTGGAAGTTCAAGCGTGTCACAGAAAATAGCTAGTGCCGCCGCCGCATCAGCTTGAGTGTTGTATGGCTTATGCTCACCGCAGTCTATGTCAATCCAAAACGCCTTTACGTTATCGACGTTCTGATGTTTCCTGTCTTTGTTTGTTTTAAATTTTGAACAACCGAAATAAACGTCTTGTTCATCTTCAAGCAGTCGGTCTATTTCTTCTTCGGCGCTTTCTATAGTCTCCCAAAATGTAGATTTAACATACCCGTCTTTGATGCCGATTATGCAATACCAGCCTTTATCGGATAAGACGCTCCTCAGTAGTTTTGTATCCGCCATTATGCACCGCCAAGCTTTTGTATCGTCGTAAGAATTTTGTCTTCGTGCTTTCTTCTCGGTTTACCTATTCCAGAGAACCAGCTATAAACTGTCATCCTGGATACACCGAAAAAGTTAGCAACATCGACAACCGGTATTTCCTTCTTGATACAGATTCGACCAAGCAAAACCCCTACGTTCTCGGGGTTTGCTTGTTCATTGGCACGCACAACACGGAGGCTATACCCCCGGTCGTCCATTACTCGTCGTCCGTAGCCCAGTTACTCATCACGCTAGTCAGGTCTTTCTTCTGAGCAGGCTCGGCTTTTTTCCGCTTTGCTGGTTCAGCTTCAGACTCAACTTTAGCGTCGGGTGCCGGGAGAGCATCTCGGCTTTCTTTCTTGGTAAACGCCATAGCCACAGCTTGTTTAGCTTCTGGACTGTTGCCAAACTCTACAGCCGACTGCCACTCTTCCTGCTGAAGATAACGAACAGGTTTAAAAGTCAGCTTCGGTGTTGAACTATCGCTGTCCAGCCGCATCTCGGTCACCAAGGAATTAATGTTCTTGCCTTGGCTTCCAATGTACTTAGCGTATTGCTGGAACCCCATCTTGTTAATGTCTTTGCTATTCCCAAAGATGGAGGTAGCTGGCAACTCTATCCCGTAAACACCACCGTTTATATCGTCGGCTAACACGACCGCCAACCGTTGCTTAAACCGACAGGCTCGGGATTCGCCTTGACCAGAACCCTTAATATTCTGAGGGCATGTGGCACAGTCTTTCGCTTGAGGTGTCTCAATAGAGGCATCCGGGGTTACACCATCGGCAGACCAACAGTCGGGAGGTGCGGGGTTTTTAGGGTCATACGTACTACCGTAAAACGTACGACTTACTTTGGGAGACCCGTTAACGATAACAACATTCATCGAACGGTTCTCGTTTTTAGCGATTTCCTCACCGTTGACCATCATTCGGAAAACACTACCCTTAATCGAGATGCGCTTAGTAGCCCCGCCACCACCAGCGAGGGCTTTGGTTAGGTCATCTACCTGTACGTTCTTAAGGTAGTCGGGGAGGTCTTGCTGAAATAGAGCTAAATCACTCATTATTTTCTCCTTGGTTATTTACTGCGACGAACAATTACAGAATACTCACTATCCACGTTGAGACCTTGTGGGTGTAAGTCTGGGTTTTCCTCTAAGAACTGCTTCATGTTGGACTGATGTATTCTTCTCTCCAACAACTCGTAAGCATCGTTGTCATGAATGAAGGAATACATTTTGTCCCAGTCGTTAGTCCAATACCTCGACTTGACTGTTCTGTATGCTGTTCCGAAAGGGGTTTTTGCGCTGTCGATGCCCTGCTCTTTGAATTGCTCAAGGAGCGTGCTACCAATGACATCTAGTTCTGACTGCAACTCTGCGACTCTCGCATCCGCTTCACGCCTAATTTCATCTCGGGTGTCACGAATTTTGATGTACGTCGCAACCAGCTTTTCAACTGGCACATTTGACGTTTCCATATTTTTTCCTCTTGGTACGGGTTTATAAAGATACTACATAAACTTGAGACTGTCAAGAACTTATTTCGTTCCTATATAAATCCACAAGTTTTGTGTGGGTACCTAATTTATTTTCCAACATCTTATAAATCTTTGATTCTATTGGACTTCCTTCGATATGCACAACTGTTACGGGGTTGACCTGCCCTTTACGATGTACTCGGGCGTTGGCTTGCAGATAAGTTTCTACGCTAGTGACGGGTGCGTACCAGACTACAACATTAGCCGCAGTTAGGGTCACACCGTGCGCCGCCGCTTGAGGTTGGATAATAAGGCACGAGGGGTCAGATTCTTCTTGGAATCTTTTGAAGATGTCGGTACGTTTATTAACCGAAACTTCTCCGTTGATGATAGCGTTTGAGATTCCGTTTTTGTTCAGGTACTCAGATAGAAGTGTGATGGTGTGGGTAAAAGGTACAAAAATCAGTACCTTATGTGATGCTTCGTCAATCACTTCTTTAATAACAGCCAGTCGGTTTGATACGTCGAACTCGATGACTTCTTTGTTGTCGGTATAGACCGCACCGCCTGATAGCTGTAGGAGTTTGTTTACGTTAACCGCCGCATTGACTGCCGTAATGTTTTCTCCGTCAGCCGAAATGGACATCGTCTTTCGCAACTGCTCGTAATACTTTTTCTGCTGTGAGGTTAGGGGCGCTTCTCGGTAAGTGTGGGTTACTTCGGGTAGGTCAAGACACTGTTCTTTAGTAAATCTTATTGCTGGTTGTAGCATGTCAAACACTGTGTCTTGAGCATTGTCTTTGGGTAGCCACTTAAACCGGGCTACGTTATACATCACCATGTCCCGGTATCTTCCAAAAAATTGAGGCGCTCGGTCTGGTACACAAAGTTTTGCAATCCCGTACGCATCTAAAGGAGACTGCGCCGCTGGTGTGCCTGTCATCATCCAAAGCCACCGATCCGAGGCAATTAACCGCTTCATGCATTTCCAACGGTTAGTCTGCACGTTCTTGTAGGCGTTAGCTTCGTCAATAATTATTAGATCAAAGTCGTTAGCGTTGATGTCATCTTCTACAATCTCAACCCCATCGTAATTAATGATGACGTATTCGGCATCGCCGTTGATGATCTCTTTGCGCTTGTGTCTGGCACCGTAAGCAACATCGACTCTACGATGGACTGCGAATTTAAATAAGTCAGCTTGCCACGCCGACTGCATAATAGAAAGGGGGCAAATCACTAGAACCCTGCGGATAATACCAAGGTTCATTAAGTAGTCGGACGCCCAGATAGCGGAGGCAGTTTTACCCGTACCCTGTTCATTAAAGCAAAACGCTCTCTTGTGTAGGGTAAAGAACTCAGCGGTTTCCATCTGGTGTTTCATTGGTCTATGAAACCCAGGCCAGTCGTATGTCTTTGATATAGGTGAAGGAACGTTTTTTATCTGCAACCGCTTAAGTAGCTGGCTGTTTTTTACCGTCCAATCAATCAATACTTCTGACACATCTCCTTCTTTGGTACTTACTTCGCAGTCTTTAATTGCCGCTTTTAGTTTTTCTGGATACCGTGTTCTTACTATTAAAAACTCATTACCTAGAATTTGCATTTTTTGGTTTGTTCTGTTTGACGGAACGGTCTGAGTTTCGTTTGAAAGACCGGTTGTTGCTTGGGGATTTGAGTTTGAGATTTGAGGGGGCGTTTGAGCCTCCCTTTGAAAGAGGGACCACATGATCTATGTCTTTTCCTTTCCGATTTATGCCTTTTTTATCCATGGCATACCTAGCACGCTCTCTGGCGTTTCGCTTTGGTTGTTCGTTTCTAGCCTTCTGCTGGCGGTATTCCTTTTTGTACGGCCTCGTTTTGTTCACGTATGGCATTTACGGCTCCTTGAGAAAGAAATGCAACATCCCCGTGAAGCCGATTGGTTAAATCTTCTAAATCATCAACCCGCTTTCGGTAGTATTTTTCTTTTGATTCTAGCAGATCAATATAATTTTTCAAGTGCCAGAGGACCTCTCGCCACCCTTCACCGTTTGCACTAGACCACTGGTTTGCTAACCGTAGAGCTTCTCTTAACTCCATTTGGTTTCTCCTTTACGTAACACCGACCGTGTAACTTTCTGTAACATTCTCTACATATTAGTACTCTAGGAACGAACTCAATACGACCCGCACACTTCTTGCATTTGCGCCAGCGTTTTTTATTCGTATACATTTAATCCCTCGGTAATTTCGTAAAGTTTCTGTCGGGTATCGGCGTAAGCGTCATAAGCGGGTTCAAGTAACTCCCCGTGCTTGAGTTTGGCTCTTAGGTATTCGTCAAGTTCCCTAAGAGCATTTTTGTAGTCCGGCGCTCTGGCAAAAGTTTCAATGTCCCCTCGCTCGTGCGGCTCAAACTCAAAACTAATTTTCATTCGGTTCTCCATACGTACTCACTAATCGGTTAAGGTACCACTGTGCTTTTTTAAGGTCTTGTAAGTCATGCCCTTTGTACTTGGCACGACTTAAGTATTTGATTACGTTGAACTTTAGGTAACCCCTAAACTCTTCCTCAGTTGCTTTAGCCTCGATAAAGTCAATCGTTTCTATCCCACCTTCTTTGTAATGGTTGGGGCTGTTGACCATATCTACTTTATATGGCACTCCGCTAACGTGAACCTTTTCTTTTTCTAAAACTTTTTTAGCTATATCGCCCACCGTCTCAGGCATCGTTTCCGCTAAAAGTTGCTCTCGGCTTAGCCCCCTAATCATTTTGTCTCCAGTATTTGTTTTTGGCTCCACAACTCCATGCAGGCTTGCTCTAGTTCCATTGATGGTACGTTGGTTCTAAGAGCATCACGCTTACCTGCTTTGTATGCTTCGACAATGTCGTTGCTTGT